GATCTAAAATAGTATCTACAAAGGTTAGAGATACAGTAAGAGCAATTAAACCTAGTTTGATGCGTGTATTCCTATCCTCCGAAAATCCAGTAGAGTATATCCCTGCTAATCAACAACAAGTAGAAATGGCAGATCAAGCTACTAAATTTGCTCATTACGCCTTCCAAAGAGAAGGTGGCTATAAACTAATCAATGAAGCTATTCATGATGCTTTAGTTAAAAAGACAGGCGTACTTAAGGCTTATTGGGAAGATACATCTGAATCAGAGATTTTTGATTATTCCCATTTGACCGAAGAAGAAATGACAGTCCTGGTAGGTGAAAAAGAGATTACCGTTGTTGAGCAAGAGATTGAGATGCATCCTGTAACAAATGAGACAGGTGAATCTGTAGACAAGCCTTATTATTCTTTGAAAGTAAGTAGGGTTCAAGCTAGTGGCAAATTATCCATTGAATCCGTACCTCCCGAGGAATTCTTTGTTGATCGGAATGCAAAAACCATCGAGGATGCTTATATTGTAGTTCATCGTACAGAAATGAGAGTCTCAGATTTAGTTTCAATGGGATATGACTTTGAACAAGTCTCAAAACTTTCAGGCTTATCCTACGAAGACACTTTTACTGACGCAGAGAAATATGAGCGTTCAAATTACTCGGAAGATGCTAACGAAGATATAACTGATCCTTCTATGCGATTGGTTGCTATATCAGAAGCCTATATGAAAATCGATGTTTATGGTACAGGCGAGGCAGTTATGCATAAGATTGTATTAGGCGGAGCATCTTATGAATTATTAGATCATGAACCATGGGGCGACGTTCCTTTTGCAGTATTTGAGATTGATCCTGAACCACATACCTTTTATGGCCGTTCTATTGCAGATTTGATTATGAATGATCAAGACGCCTCTACAGCAATGATAAGAGGCTTATTAGATAATATTGCATTAACTAATAATCCTGCAATTGACGTAGTTGAAGGACAAGCGAACATCGACGATATATTAAATAATGAGATTGGTGCTATTCGACGTATTAAGTCACCTGGTGCAATTACAGTTAATGCAGTACCATTTATTGCAGGCCAAACTTTAGGCGCTGTTCAATATATGGATGAGCAGGTAGAGAATAAGACCGGTATCACTAGAGCTTCTATGGGATTAGATCCTGATGCTTTACAGAATACAACAGCAACCGCCGCACAGATTACTAGCCAACGAGGCGCAGGACAAATCGAGGTAATCGCTCGAAACCTTGCAGAAGGAGGCATGAAACGCTTATTTAAACTGATATTACATCTATTAGTAGAAAACTCTATGTTCCTATGGATCCTCGCACATGGAACGCAGATATGGATCTTTCGGTTAATGTTGGTTTAGGTACTGGTCAAGAGGATCAAAAGCACATGGCCTTATCACAAGCCTTACAAATGCAAATGCAGATCTGGCAAAACTATGGTCCTAGCAACGGTTTAGTAACAATGGTAGGCATTCGAAATACTTTAGGCGATATGCTAGGACTAGCAGGAGTACGTAATGTTGATAGATACTTTAGTCCTATGACACCAGAGCAAGAACAACAACTAGTACAACAAGCACAACAAGCACAATCACAACAAACATCTCCAGAACAAGAATTAGCAAGAGCAACAGTCGAAGCAGAGACAATCCGAGCACAATCTAAAATGCAGACAGATAGCATGAGAATAAAAATTGATGCTCAAAAAGCTATTGCACAAGATGACAGAGAACGCGATAGAATGGATCAAGACCTACTTATTGAAGCAGCTAGAATATTGGGACAATGGGGACAAAAGATTGATGTTGAAGAAATTAAAAGGATGCAGGATAAGCCAAGATACGACCAAACTGAACCGACACAGGCAGTTACTACTGGTAGATATTAATGGCTAGTGCAGCTAATATAAAGAGATTGATTAATGATGAAACATTTAAGGATGTTTTAGCAGAAGTCATAGAACGGCAAGTGAGTGTGTTTTTGACTCCAGATTCTTCGACGGAAGAAAGAGACGATGCACACGACCTTGTTCGTGCAATAGGGAAGATTAGTGATTACATGGATTCCATTTTGGATGATGAGGTAATTAAGAATCGTCGAAATAATAAATAATAATTAGGAGAACAGCACCGTGGAAACGACTGAAACTAATGGCATCACAATAGATGATGCAGTAGAGAGCTTACTAGCTCCAATTGAAACCGAAGAAGAGATTGTAGAGGAAGAAGCTCAGACAACAGAGGAGATTACCGACGAGGTAGAAGAATCTGCTGAGACCGAAGCAATTGACTTGGAGGATTCTGAAGAAGAAGACGAAGATCTGGATATTGAAGGATCTTCTGACGTTACAGAAGAGGACGACGACGAAGCAATAGAAGACGCCGGTCAGGAAGAGCTTGAAGGCTATTCTGTCAAGATTGTAGCGGACAGCAATATGTCCAAAAAGGAATGCAAGAAGCAGCACATCAGCGTAAAGAAGCTGAGTCAGTCTACGAAGCATTACTTAGTGAACGTCAGCAAGTACAACAACTGTATCACCAGTTACAATCAGGCGAATTAAGTTCACCTCCCGTAGCACCATCTAGAGAAATGTTTGAAAATGATCCTTTGGGTTATATGGATGACAAGATGAAATACGACGAGGCAAAAGAATCTTACGATAAACAGATAGTAGGCTATCAGCAAGTCGTTCAGCAAAATGCAAAAGCTGAACAATTAGCAAAGCATGCTTACATAAAACGTGAGATGGAACAACTACAAAGCGCTATTCCTGAATTCTCTAATCCGTCTCAGGCGAAAGAGATCAAGACTAAAATGGTTAATATCGGTGGTAAGCATTATGGTTATACGCCCGAAGAAATTGGGCAAGTTATGGACCATAGGGCTCTTAAGGTTTTACACGATGCTATGAAATATCAAGAGATCATCGCTGGAAAAAATAAAGCAGTCAAAAAGACTAAGAAAGCTAAACCTGTAATGAAAGCAGGCGCCAAAAAGTCTAATAAAGTACAACCTGGCAAAGTTCGTGACCGCCAACAGGCGAAACTCAGAAATTCCGGAAGTATCGACGATGCTTTGGGATTAATTTTAAATGCTTAAATAGGAGCAATATATGGCACAACCATCAAATACACTTGATAGCTATGATATAAATGGTATTCGTGAGGACTTGGAAAACGTAATCTACGATATTTCACCCGAAGAAACACCGTTCTATTCATCGCTAACAAAATCATCAGCATCTAACACTTATCATGAGTGGCAAACAGATGCCTTACGTTCATCAACAACTAACGCACACATTGAAGGTGACGAGACTTCTGCAGAGGCGCGTTCAGTAACTACTCGTATGGGTAACTACACGCAGATCTTTAAGAACGCGGTAATCATTCCTGACACAGACCAAGGCTTAGATAAAGCTGGCCGTTCTGCGGAAATGGCATACCAAACACTTAAGATTGCTAAAGAGCAAAAGTTAGACATTGAAAAAGCTTTGTTTGACAATAACAAACGTGAAGCAGGTTCAGGTACTGCAGCTCGTGAGTTAGCTGGTGTAGGTGCATTCATTACATCTAATGTAACTAACAAAGGTACAGGTGGTGCAAATCCAGCTGGTGATGGTACTAACGCTCGTACAGACGGTACTGCAACTGTGTTTACACAACCAGACTTTGACGCAGCAATGCAGGCAATTTGGGAAGCAGGTGGTCGTCCAGACGCTGTTTACCTTTCAGCCTTCCAGATGAATAAAGCGTTAGGCTTTACTGGTAACAACAACCAACGTTCAACTGTTAAGGGTGAATCTGGTAAAGTTACTAATAACATCGACGTTTATGTAACACCTTGGGGAACGATAGAGTTTACTCCTACTCGTGAAAACCGTGGTCGTGACGTATTCATTATGCAATCTGATATGTGGGCCGTTGGAGTATTACGTCCTACCAAGAATGCAGAATTAGCTAAGACTGGTGATTCAACGAAACGTCAGGTCGTTACTGAGCTTACGCTTATCTCTAAGAATGAGGCAGCATCAGGCGCAGTTATGGACTGTACTACTGTTTAGTAGAAGTTGATTTAAACCCCCATTTTTTGTGAACATGTGGGGGTTTTTATTATTCTCAACAATGATTTTTTATAGTGATATAATAGAAGAAAAGTTTTAAAAAAGGTATACAAATGAAGATAGGCGAAAAAGTCCATTTTGATGAAGCTAACCAAAAAATCATTGTTGAGAATACTTACGATAATCAATACTATCTCGATCGGGTGGAACAGATCCGGAGAGAAGGTTTAGGTATTCAAGGCGAGAATAAACTCGTCGGGAGTCTTCCTATACACCTAATAAAGGAAGTTTGTAATAAACTAGGTGTTAAATGGAGTGACGTTGAAGCACGCAAAGACGTTGTTAAAAGAATGATGTTAAGCGGCGATTTTGATAAACTGAGAGTGTGGAAAGGCACTTTTTAATATAGGATAAAAACATGGCAGATGCAACTACTACAAATTATAGCCTGACGAAGCCCGAAGTAGGTGCGTCAGCAGATACATGGGGTACTAAGATTAATACCAACTTAGATACTCTTGATACAACAGTAAAAACCGTTTCAGATGTTGCAGATGCAGCACTTGTGGATGGAACAGGCACGGTAGATGCTACAAACCTTGCAGCAGATTCTGTGGGTTCTAGTGAAATTATAGCAAACTCTGTAGGAGCTTCTGAATTGAATGTATCAGGTAATGGTACTTCAGGACAGTATTTAGGTTCAGACGCAGACGGAACAATGACTTGGACTAGCATTTCTTCTGACCCTTCAATGGGTGGAGATTTAACCGGTACAGCTTCAAATGCTCAAATCGGCTCTCAAGTTGTTGGAACTGCAGAGTTAGCTAATGACGCAGTAACAGCAGTTAAGATTGCAGCTAATGCAGTTGGAGCTAGTGAGATTGCAGCAGATGCAGTTGGTTCTAGTGAAATTGCTGCAAATGCAGTAAGCGCCTCAGAATTAAACGTCTCAGGCAACGGAACAAGTGGTCAGCACCTTACCGCTGATGGTGATGGTTCAATGACTTGGACAACCGCTTCAGCAGGTGCTAGTATTAGCTCTACCATTTATTACTCAGGCTACAGAGACGTATCCGCAGCATCCGGAGCGGGTAATTTGGGTACTGCTACAAATGCGCTTGTTATAGAACTCAACACAAATGTTTATAATACGGGTTATCCTAGCTTCCAAAACAGGGCTAGATTAAGAGCGCATTATAAAATTTATTCTTAGGAGATAACAAATGAACGTATATGTAAATAGAGACGACGAATTAAGCTTATGTGTGGTTTCAGCAGAGAGACAAGATTTTTTAGTAAATGAAAACTTGGCTGACCATTATGAAGTTTCGGATGTTCCACAAGAGGTTATAGACAACTATAACTCTTATTCTTTTGTTGAAGGAAGCTTTATTGAGACCGCTATTTATGGTCCTACAGTTATCCCTTTATCAGACACTCAAGTTCCATGAGGTGAAACCAACTAAGAATACTGTTTCTTGCCGTGGTAAAGACCCTTCTATTCCGATAGAGGATTGGCTTTCTCAATACAAAAGTCTGAACCTAAATATTACCAGTGTCTTTGGATTTCTAGAAGAGTTTAGTCCTTTGTATGGAGGACGTGTGTACTCAGGAGCTGAAATAAGTAAAGAAGATGTTAGCTATTTGTACAGTCATGGTATAAGTATCAAACTTACCTTGTCTGCTAACAAGGCTTCAAAAGAAGAGTATGAAGAATCAAAAGAGTTACTAGATAAGTATCATAAAGAAGGAAACACGGTAGCTATTGTCAATGATGATTTAGCTAAGTGGATTAAAAGAGACTATCCTAAGTACTTAGTAGAAGCAAGTGTTATTAAAAATACTAAGTTTTCACAGATAGATAAGGTGCTCTCATTATATGATGTCGTGGTCTTACCCATGTTTATGAATGACGATATTGAGCAGCTAAATGAAATAAAGCAAAAAGATAAAGTGATTTTATTTGGAAATGCAGGTTGTGCTTATAACTGCCCTTCCAAAATATGCTACTCTAAAATATCAAAACAGAATAAAGGGTTAGGAACAAGTGCTATTATGTGCAGTATGCAAATTATTCCTAGACCGTTTGTAGGACTGCATTTTTTTGATTTAGATTTATTAAAAAAGACAGGCTTCAAATCTTTTAAATTCGTTACCGTGCATAGAGGATACGGTCACTAATGTTTAAAACTGATGATATAACTTATATCCATACTTTCCGTACAGGCGGAACCTTTACTCGTAAAACCATGTCTGCTATTTACCCGGAATTGAAAATGGTAGGACACCACTTTCCTTTGTGCAAGAGCAACTTAAAATATAAGCTCATTATCAGCACAGTAAGAAATCCTTTTGATTGGTATGTATCAGCATACCATTTCTGCATTAAAGAGAATATTGCTTTAGGTACAGGCTTTTCTAATTTTGCTTCGTTCTTGAAAACCATGCTATCTTTTAAAGATAGCGACAAACATAAAGAGCTTGTTAAACAAGAATGGCACTCTTTTGCTATAGTAGGAGCTAACCCGGAAGAACTTAAAAAATACACGGAAGGCGCAGGCTTCTGTTCTTGGGTATTTAACAAGATGACAGGATTTAGAGAAGATGTTAAGTTTATGCGGTTTGAGAATTTAACCGAAGATTTGATCAAAATATTAAAAGATAGATCTACATTAACTAAGGAGCAAGAAGATTACATTAGACAAGAACCCAACAGTAATGCAACAGAGCGTAGACCTTATCAAGGGTATTACACCGAGGCTCTTGTCTCCCTTGTTTATGAGAAAGACAAGATAATGTTTGATAAGTTTGGGTATGAGTTCTAAGCGGGTCTTGATTATGGGTCTTTCCGGTACGGGTAAAACAACACTATCTAAAAAACTATCCAAAGAGCTAAATGCGGAGCATATTAATGCAGACGAAGTAAGAAGTAATAATGATGATTGGGATTTTAGTTTAGAGGGCAGGTTAAGACAATCCAGGAGGATTAACAAGCTATCCTTAGAATCAAAGAAAGATTATGTGGTGATGGATTTTATATGCCCGTTAAAAGAAAGTAGAAAGATTATAAATGCTGATTATGTGATTTGGATGGACACAGAAACAAGAAGTGACTACAAAGATACCGACTCGGTGTTTGTTGAGCCTGATTATTTTGACGTTAAGTTTACTTCAAAAAACGGTTTCGACACGGAACATTTAGTAAAGACTATATTGGGATTATGAACAATGGATTTAGCAGATATTATATTAACCGTCATAGGATTGGGTACTACCGTTATCATTGCTGTTCTCAAGTCTATAGTAACGGACGTTAAAGACTTAGAAAACTCGATGAATCATTGCCAATCAAATATGCCAAAGGATTATCTATTAAAGCAAGAATATAGAGAAGATCAAAGGTCACTAAAATCAGATATTAAAGAAGATATTAGTGAGATCAAACATCTGATAGGTAAGTTATTTGATAAGGTAGAGGGTAAGAAATGATCAACGTGCCATTATGCATAGGTGATTGTTGGATTTTGTGGCCCTATTTAATGTGTGCATAAGGAGACGAGATGAGAACAGGTAAAATCATTAGAGGACGAAAC